TGAATTGCGTTAGTGTGGGCAACGCAAAGCCCAAAATCTTTATATTCTGTTTCATAAATTGCATAAGATATACGTCGAAATGCATTTTTTGGTTTACTTTTAAGCATATCAACAATTTTTTTATGCAATCCTCCTTCGTTTTCTAATCTGTCCTTATTGATACATAAATAATAACACAGGTCGCGCTCCATGTCAAGCTCAAAAAGCCATTTTTCTTGAAGATTTTTTACATTTAAAATCCCATAAGTCCTAATGCGATTTATTTCAAGCGGCTTGGAGGTCATCCCTATCTCTGGCTCTGCATGATTAAAATAATTAATATAATGAATTGTAGAAAAGATAGATTCGTTTATCTTTTCATAGTAAGTTTTGATTGGAATATTTCCAATAGACTTTTCTACCATAGCGTTTGAAATTGCAGTAAATGAATTCAACAACCCTGAGCGTGCATACTCCTGCAAGATGCTAAATACGACCTTATCTAAAAGCTTCGGTATGCCTGTCATCAGTTCAGTATCAGGCTGAACATAGAAAACATCTACTTTTTTGTCTTTCAGCTGTTCAAGAACACCGAGCGAATAGTTTGAACTATAAGAGGAGCCAACGATTATAAACTGTATGTGTTCATCTATATTTTGAAAAAATTTCTTAACGTCTGGAATGTTCTCTTCATACTCTTCAGGAGTTTCGAAAGATTTAAGTTTAAATTTATACTTTGTTTTTCTTTCAATATCACTATTCAATAGATAAACATTATAGTTTTTTGTTTGCTTAAATTTCTCAGCAATACGCGATGCAGCGTTACCAAGACCAACGATCGAAATCATAACTTTAACTCATTTAAATTGTAATAATCTTTACCGGCTCGCACATTAGCCAAGTAGCCATCTTCAAAAATATCTCGGATACCGATTACCATATTGCGCTCCTCATCACTATAATCAATTACAATTTCATCATGAACAATATGTGAAATAAATGACTTTTTGCCCTCAAGCATTTTATCAATCAACACAGCTTTTTCTAGCACGCGATCTGCAGTTGTACTTTGGATTAAGTAATTCAAAGCCTTTCTCTGTTCCACCTTGATTTTGCGCCCGTATGGTGTGTGAATGTATCCGTTTTTATAATATTTGTCAAGAACTTTTTCACGATCATAGTAGCTTGATTCAATATCGTTTGATTCAGGATTATAAAGCCATGCAAAGAAATATAACTTTGCCTCTTCTCGCGTCATCGTAAGATCGTTAATGACGTTCTGTACATTCCATTCATGAATGTCATATTCAGGCTGCTGCTGACCGCACAAATCTAACAGCGTGCGGATCTCGGCTCCATTATAATCAAGGCTCATCATTAAGTCATTATGAGGCTTGATAAGTCGGCGCAAATCTTTTTTGATGTTCAATATAGGAAATGACTCAGGATGAGTAGACAGCCTACCTGTGACAGTCCCGAACATATTATAATCAATACGTCTATAGTTTTTCATTAATTCTTGAATCTTTTGACGATTCATCGAAGAATAAAACAAATGCTTGCAATCATCGCTGTTAAGATTTAATTTCTGATAACGGATCTTATGAAGAAGCTTGTAAACGCCATCTAGGTGTTCGTAATTGTTTGGCTTTTCGTAGGTTTCAAACACATGTTCTGTAATTTTATTTTTAATCTCGCAGAACTGCACAAGAAAATCGTGAGGAATCAAATCAAACACGCAATGGTCAGCCATATTGACCTTGGCAATCTTAAATGACTTTAAATAAGCCTTCATTTTTCTTATTGTAGCCTGAAGTTCATTACATAAATCTTCAGGGCAGCAATCGGTAATATTGCGCCCTCCAGCGCGTATCCAGGCGTACTCTACCGATGGATCTGTGATGGATGCGCTGTAGCGCCACGTCTTTGTTAAATTTTCTGGAAAATTTTCAAACGACAATTTGCCGTCAGCATAAATTCCAATACATTCTGACTTGTCGTCAAGTGCCTGGAATATCAATAACCACCTCCAATAATTCCGGCTTGGCTAGCCTCTTCTTCGTGTTGTTCGCTGTTCTTAATAATATACGTTATTGAGCCCACATAGTCAAATGTTTTATTTAAAATTCTTTCAAAAATAAACAAAGTGGTGCTTAATCTATTGGCGCGATAATATTTAATTAATTCCCTCATCAAGTGTTTCTTTTCAACATCAGAAAAATGAGACTCCTCTTCGTAAAATCTAACCATAAAATACATCTCTAGCAACTGCTCTTCTGGAACTTTTAACAAAAAATTTTCATACGTTCCGTAGGAAACAGGATACGAAAGCGTTGTTTTTCTAACACCATTTTCACAATAATTAGTGATTGGAATTGCGGTTGGCTTTGTTAAATTATAAATTTGATAAAGATGTCTTTTAAACTTATCATAACAGTTGCTGTATTCATTAACATAAAACGATGATATTAAAAAGCCGACTGGATTATTTGGCTTCGTAAGGCTATATTCAGCAGCGCGGGCGCGCATGACGGGTGTTCCTATGTCAGCAACCATTCGCCATGGCGCATTCATATCGACCATGAAACCGTGATTGTTGCAAGCTTGTAAGTAAAATTGAAAGTTTGGGCTTTTGACAAATTGTTCAACTTTATTATCGTCATCAGAAAAGCTTTCGTCAGCAATTTCAATAACAAGCCCAGATACGTTCATCGGGCATAGCCGGCTTTTTATATACGCAGATGTCGTAAACGGATATCGAGATACGCCCTCGCCTCTAGTTAAAATATCAATAAATATATTAGCGAACCGATCGAAATCTTTAAAAAGAATATTGTCAGATTTTATTGATTTGTCTATGCTATTGATAAAATCTTTAATGTATTTTTTATAAAGAAGATATGGATTTTGATAGGCTTTGTAGACTTTTATCTCCGACAAGTATTTGTCTGAGGGGCTAATCTGTCCTTTGATTAAACATCTTTGAAAGTCTTTACTAAAATCATTAAAGGCATCTGCAACAAAATTGACGACTCTAACTTTAGAGGATGTATCTGCTGGGTTGTTTAAGCTTTTCATAGAATTCAAATCTCTTAGCACAATTGGTGTTGAATAGTGATCGATTCTTCCGAACAAGTATTTTTCTCCAAAATAAAAATTTATAATATTATTTTGATTTAAGTCTTTCATAAATTCAGTATACAAAAATCTTTCATAATATAAATTGGATACTTTATCTACATTTGATTTTTTATAAAACCCCATTTCATCCTCCTCTTAATGGATCAGCTCCTGCTTTACACTTCCTCAGTCGTTTTCCGCCGGCCAACTCTGAACACTTTGGACCTTTTCCAGAAATTTCGTTCACCCATTTAGCAAATATTTTAGTGTTAGCTGTGCCCGGTGCAAATTGATGTTCCGAAGAAACAATCATATAGTACCCGCCAATACCATATTCAGTCAAGTTCATAGGATCGCACGGCGTCAGATTACTGGTAGGGGCAAATGTGATGGGATTAACAAAAATATATGTTCCCGGATACGCATGCACATCAGCATACGTATCAATATTGACATCGTATACAACTCTAAGCTGCCTTAATCCATCATAACCGTCTTGTTCAAATCTAACTTCTTGTAGTCCCGGTGTTTGAGTTTTTGTTAATTTAATGTTTTTTACAATTCCTCTATCTCGACCAAGCTCATAATGCATGATTCCTTTTGCCGAATCGGAAGATTTGTTGCCCTTCATATCAGTAGTAGGTTTTGTTCTGCCGGCGAAGAACATTAAATAATTAAACTCGCTAGCAAATCCGGCAGCTGTGTCAGAATCGCGATTGCCAGACGTGTTTAAAATTCTTCTTGAACTGGATTTGATTTGGTCTATTGTAAATCTTCTGGCATCAATCTTACGTGCTAATTGTGTGATTGTATCACTAGTGCTATCGGTAGAATAAGCAGTCACAGAAGCAGCGTTTAAGGATACTTTTAGTGAGCTATTGACGCCGGTAAAACACGAATCGTCATTTAAAAAGTTTCTTATTAAGTTATTGAAAAAATCGTTACAAAAATTGGCAATCGAATATGTTGACTCTTGCTTTTTAGCTAACTTTTCAGTTAAAAACTCAACAAAGTATTTTACTGATATTGGAAAATCTCCAATATTGATTGTGTGAGCTGAAATGTCGTTTTTAACATCAAAAATTTCAACCGGACCCAATACTAATCTAAACTTTGAAAATTCTTTTGCCAACCTTTTATATTTAACAGCCTCTTCCATCATTTCGCAGGGATCAAACCCTTCTCCAACGCCACCCGAAGCTTTTTGTCTAGCGATCGCAAGTTCTGCAGCCCCCTCTCTTGTTTTTAAAGTTTCTAGTTCTTTCTCTTTTTCTTCAATTTTCGCTTTGGTATGGCCTGCAAGCGCAGTATTGAACTTCTCTGTGGCCGGTGTAGTTGTTGTAAGGCTGTCGGCCGCACTATCTAAACTAGATTCATATTCTGGAAAACGCAGTTCTTCAGGCAAGAGACTTCGATCAAGGCTTCCAGCAGCGGAAACTGAAGCCAAAGAGCTTCCTGGAAGAGCGGAAAGCGTGAGGTCGCTGAGCCCGAGATCTGGTGTGGAAACCGAAGCCAAAGGGTTCTCTGGGATGACCTCAGCGGCGGCTGCTGCGAGCTGCTGGGATTTCAGGGTCTCTTTCGCTTTCTCAAGGGCCTCTTCTTTGTCGCTGATATATTCTTTCACATCAATTGGCGATACGCCAACTTTCGCAGACAATTTATTGCCAATTTCTCTTAATGATTTAGAAAGAGTTTGCAAAATATAATCTAACAAATCAGAAACATAAAAAAACGGTATAGATACCTGATTAGGATCAACCGCCATCAAGCCCACGCGCACTTTATCAAGGCTGTCCTCAGCATTAATTGTACTATATTTCTGTAAAGCGCTATCAATAGAGGTCCCAAGAGATTGATTAAGTTCTTCATTCGTCATAACCTGTGCTGTCGAGGCTGCTGAGAAAAAGGGTCCTGCAGCCGCAAAGTCTCTAATTTCATCGTAATCTTGATTAATATAATATACTTTATCTTGTTCGATTAAACCTTTCATTAAAGAGCTAACTAATAATTTTTTTTCGTCATCAATTGCAGAAATATTTTTTTCTTTCAATAATTTTATTTTGTCTTTTTTGCACGCTTTTTTGAGTTTATTATAACTTAAACGTCTTTCGGTTTGACTAATTTTTACTTCGTGGTTTCCAGAAAAAATATCAAACTCGTTTTGATCCATAAATTCATCAATATAAGCAAGATAATTAATCGTAAAAACAACTCTGCCCATATCATCAAAATCAAAATCATGAACAGTAGGCACCAAGTTTAATGTTACAAAAGAATCTTCAATTGCCTTAGTTAGATTCGAACTAAAGTTACTAGATTTTTGTCCAGCTGGTAGTTGCCAGCCAACTATTGCTCTAAGCCTAAAGTTTAATTTAGCCATATTTTCGTTTTGTAAATTAAGATGGGTATCAATACAAGCTGAATCTACGCCTGTGTTAGATGTTTTAAGAGCCAAATCAACGTATCTATATTTGTTGTCGCGCATTTGTAATAATTCATCAAAAGAGTTTGAAAAAATCTTTAATTCAGCTCTAATGCTCTTTTTAACTGCAAACGGGTTACTACCTGCATACGTAAAATTAAAGGATTGTATACCTGTGCCAAAACCTCTTTTGTCTTTGTTTTGCAGTAATGTTTCAACAGGTTGTGGTGTTTTTGTATTTGCGAAGGAATCAAAGACTAGCTTAATGGGAACTTCTTCGTTCGTTTCTGGATCAAATTCAATTTTATAAAGGCTTATCATGGGCTGCAGGTTTGATATTTCGTCGACCGATAAGTTGTGCAAAAATGTTTGCGTGCCGCCAACCGCAAGTGCATTCATAAAAGCATACGGACTTTTGGAGTCCAGTAAAATGCTGGCGTTTGAGTCGCTTGTAGGCAACGGCTTTCTATGGATAATGTTTTCTTTTTCTACAATATCCTCTGCCATAGTGCCGAGATATTCAATCTCAACTGGTACTCCAAAACTTTTGAGCTTGTCGACGGTGCCTTCTCCTAAAGTCATTTCCAAAACATTACCCATAACATCATCTACAAGGGCGGGATTCTGTGCGATAGCAGCGGCGCCGGCTCCTGTTCCCAGGTACTCATCGGCAACGTCTACGTATGTAGGTCCTACTGACAAATCAGAGGCAACTAGTGCAAGCTCTTCGTCTACTTCTGCTATTAAAGCAAACGCTTCATCAGTGACTTTTGCTGTTATTGCCGCTTTGGCAACAGTTATTTCGGTAGGCTTGCCGGCAATACCAGCAGCGCTTATGGTTTTGTGATATTTTGATAGATTTGGAAGATAGGCCATCAAAAAGCATTGTTCGCGAAAAATTAAATTTTTATTGAAGGTAGAAGAAAGCCTGGCAACATCGTCCGTCTCTTTAAGATTCTTGAGAGCCTCTCTAGCTTTCTCTTTCTGATCAGAAGTAGCTTTTGGATCATTAACAACATCATCTGCTACTAGCGCTAAGTCGCTTTTTGATTCTAAAATATCTACGTCTAAATTTAGAATACACCCAACAGAATCACGCATGTCCCAAAACGCCTTTTTTAGTTGAAAATATATTGTAACTAAATCTTCAAGCGGCGAGGTGGTCCACTTGCCTCCACTTTCATATTGTCCAGTATCTCTGTTAAACCACTGAGCTTGTTTGCCGAAAACAAAACCATCATAGGGTTTATCCTTAAAAGATGTGTACCCGTGATCAAATTCTATTCGATTTGCATTATAGACACCGCCAGAGGATCCAATGCCGCCGGTACCGTCGTGGCCAACGTAAGTATAACCTGATTTCAACCAAGCATGGGCGCCTGTGAAAGAAGTCAGGCCTCTGCTGTTCGCATTCGCATCGTATTCTGTCCATACAGGGCCTGAGCGTTTGTAAAAAGAGCCCGGCAGGTAATTATTGCAGTTTCCATATTCTTCCACCATGCGATATCGAGTGCTATAGCTGTTATACATTTGTTCATGCTTTTCGTTTGAGCAAAAAAAGTAAAGTGGCTCCATTTTATTAAAATTGCCAATAAGAAAGGCCGGCAATATCCATGAGTTTTCCCACATACTGAGGCCAGCAAGGCTCAAATAAGTATGGTCTGAATCAAGATCTGAGCTTGCATAATAGCTAGATTCTTCGGTAAGTTTTTTATAAGCACCTTCAGAGTTAAAGAACCTGCCCACGTATGTTTTCCAAAAATGTATTGTGGAGAATTGCGCATGTGTAGGGTTGTTGACGTTTTCACTAGTATGATGGTTTTCTGAAACGTTATGGCATGCCCCTGTCTTGTGCCGCGTGAAATCCCATTTTTTTGACATTCCTGTCTGGCATTTTCCTCCGCCTTCTTTGTCGGTTTCGGTAAACTTGTGCCGAACCATGCCGGCGGTGGACATCACACTATTTAGCACATCGCACGAATATTGCGTCCTAGTGGCCCATCCGTCTGTTTTTACTTGCTCTGTGAGCTTTTGAGTCAGCGCGGTGCCCCCACCTGCTTCAGAAACTGAAAGTTTCATAACCGGATCTTCCCACCACATATATGGGTGTGTACCAAGATAATCGCTACCATACGAGAATCCAACATCTGAGTAATCCGCAGTAATTGTGGCGGGCTTATATATATAATACGAATTGGCGCCGCCTGAATTTGCAACTTGTTTACCAAGTTGGCTCGTATTAATAGTTGGTTTTGGTTGTAACTCTCCCGCTAGAGTTCCTTTGCAGTTCCAAGAGTAATCTGACGTAGTGCGCATCGCGATATTTAAATAATCAAACGCAGAATAATGATTTGCTGCTTTTATTGTATCCCAATAGCTATTTATTTGCCCGCTAGGGAGATTTTCAAGACCCGCTACATCGGAGGCTGACGGCATTTTGCCCATTTGTGCTGTTAAATTAGCCATGCCTGTAGAAAGCCAACTTGTCATTTTATTAAATGGAAGCCAGTGAAGCTTAAAATTGTATTTGTCTATATATTTGGATGTGCCGCTTGATGATTTTTTATATGTTACGTGCATCAATTCATTCCAATCGGCCCAAGCTGTCTGCAGGGCCTCCCAGTCTCGGTGAAGCTTCTTCATACAATCTGGCAATTTTTCGATCATCGCATCAACACTTTCTGCGACACCTTTTTCTGCAGCTGCTAAATTTTCAATTACTTCGTCAGCCATTTATCAAACCCCGAGTACGGTCAACGTCTCAATTAAATTTATAGGAATGCGAATAACTTGGCCTGTTTTAAGTGATGCCTCTGTGGGAGTTGCATTATACCAAGCGATAACCCACCAATATTCTGGATTTCCGTAATATTGATCAGCTAATTTGTATAGTCTATCACCATACCTCCATATGTGTGTAGTGGTTTTGAGCTTGACTCGATCGGCTAAAGTAGGATTTTTCAATTCAGGCGTATCGTAGTGAACAATCTTTCTACGGCCTCGTCTTAGCTCTTTATAGTATGTGCCTGTGTTATTAACTTGTGCAGTTCTTGTATATCTGTTCATTTTTAACTTCCTTACTCTTCAAGCAACGAGCTTACATCCACGCTAACAGCCTCGTCTGCCAATACTTCTGCCAGATCCGAATCATACCCTTGACCTAGATATTCAAGGTAGTATTCATCTCTAGTCATCGTTCCCATGGGCAATGATTGCCGGGCAGGCTGAGTAATTCCTTGGATAGCGGCCTCCACCGCATCCGCCTTGGCACCTGCTAGTGCTGCATCGCCCGATGCTACAGAATCGGGATCAGGCTCTTCGCCTGGATCTTCTCCATCATCGGTGTCAGAAGCACCTAGTGCTGCAATTGCTGCAATCCGCTGATCGAACAATTTAGCGCTCTCGTTTTGAATATCTTTAAGTGATTTGCTAGTTTTGGCTTTGCTGCCTTCTAGGTCAAGACCGTAAGGAAATCCGCTGCCGTTAACTTGGTTTCCGAACGTAGTTTCAGAATCTGGCCCCCATCCAAGGGGGGTTTCATGAATTGGGCTAAAATCTAAGTTAATTTCAATTAATTTAGGCAATATTATAGCCGGGCTATCTTTTTCTCCAACCTCAATAACGCCAGATTCGTTGTTTTCTAAATTATGATTAACTGCAATATTTGTGATTGCCCCTAATTGTCCTTCAGCCGCAGATGAGTTACCAGACTTGCTTAATCCTGAATATTTTGTTCCTGAGCCTTGGGTATTGGATAAAAGGTTCATTAGCTTGATTCTAACAAGAGGCGACTGTCCGATGGTAGTGGCATCAGCCACGTTAGAATAATAAGGATATAAAAACTTAATTAAATCTCCAACCTTTGCTAAATTTTCAAAAGCCTCTCCCTTGCTTGCCGCAGCCACAACAAAAGATAAAGAAATTGATCTTTCTGTCTGTTTGAACAGCCTGATAGGATCTGCTCTACCATACACGGCTTCACTCACCCAATCGCTATTATAGCTTTCGTTATAGGCCCTAAGTGCAGCTTTAAAATAAATTTCTTTACCACTTGGAACGTGATGAAACCCAATAACCATTCCTCGATTAGCATATGCATCCGATCCATCAGTAAAATAACCATAGTTTTCGTCATCATTAGCTCTATCAAATTTTGTAGCATCAAAAATTATTTTATCAGCCATTTACATATCTCCTTATTGTTGTCCATACGCTTTTGCTGCCAAAATTGCTGTGCCTTCGGCGGTCTTTCCATTTAGCAAGCTATCGGTTGCAGCAGCATCAAGTGTTATTGTCATTTGAACGCTTCTTTCTTTAGAAGTTTGTCTGGTTGACATTTTAGATAGTACGTTGCCCGCATTTTTAAGTTCAATTAGCATTTCGGTCATTTCTGTTATTACACTAACATCAGCCATATCTTCTTTTAAAACTTTGGCAATTTCTTTAAATTGCTTGGTAGCTGTTTCAATATTTTTAGTATCAGCGCCCCCCATCGCTTCAAATATTGCCCCCAAAGGCTTAAGTGCGCCTTCATCGAGAGTGCCAATTATAGTAAGTAAGTCTTCCATAGCGTTTGTCAAAATTAACACAACGCCCGTTAACACAGCCAAGCCTAAGAATGCCAAAGGACTACCCAGAGCATTAAGAGCTAAACTTAAACCCCACAGGCTTGCACCTAAACTAAGGAACGCAACCGAGGTCGCTAGAATTTTATCAGCGCTTAGATTCGCAAATGAATCAACTAAGTATGAAAGCCCGAATGCCGCAATACCAACTCCTATGCCCATCAATAAAAATGCACCCCCTAGCGCTAAAATAACCGGATATGCTACTGCTAATCCTGGCAGGGCTCCAAACATAATATAGGCCAGTCCTGCAAGTGTTACGCCAAACACAAGAAGAGCCAAGGAAATTGATAAAATTTCGGCTGCTTCAAAAGGCTCAAAAGCTCTAACTAGTTCAGCCATTCCGATAGCAGCTAAGTAAACACCCGCGCCCATAAGAAGAAGGGCGCCGCCTAAAGCAAGAATTTCTGGCCAAGCAATTTTAGCGACCACGCCCGTTTCGGCAGTTTGCACATTCATAAGTTGTTGACCAGCTGCAGCTTCTGGTGCGGCATCTGCTAAATCTGTAGCACCTCCAGCCATATCTTTCACAGTATCAACGGCGCCGCTGTCGACTATTTCCTTGCCCGCATCGGATAGATTTGCTGCAGCGTCAGTTGCTTTGGTGACATTTTCGGCAACATCCGAGGCCCCTTTCGCAAGCCCCTTTAGTTTGCCAGCTGCTCCCGCAATTCCGCTGACAAGACCTTTCAGGCCTTTGGCTAAGGAGCCAACATAACTAACCATCTGAATACCTTTGAAGGTCATAAATCCATAAATTACTAAATCAATATTTTCAACCATCCACTTAAACAAATCAGACGATATCATGTCTCTTATTACGGTTGCTATGTCTTTTACTGTGTCGACAAAATCTGCTATCACTCCGTCTTTACCGCCAGACTTTCTAAATTCGTCAAACATTTCGTGAATATATTCTAAAAATCCAGAGTCAATAAGATCTCTCATTATTTGCTGCAGCGTTCCTTGGAATTTTTCTTGCAGAGTTGCTTGTTCTGCGGCTTTTTCTGCCATCTCTTCGTATTCTGAAGATGTCATTCCAACTTCATCTTTAAGGCCGCTCATATTTCCACTCATCATAAGAGCTAAATCACCTACGCTGTCGAGACCCATTTGCTCAGCAAAAAACTTTCTTTGATAATACGACATCTCATCAAAGCTTAATCCAGCATTATCAAGTGAGTCTTTTAACATTTCAAATCTTTCAATTGGATCTGTTGCTGTCATCATATCCATCGCATTTACAAAGTTGCCGCCAAGTGCAGCGTTAAGTTTACCGGTCATCTCTGCGGCGTCTTCAAACGTATCAAACTTATTTGTTAAGTTTAAAATCTTCTGGACTTCAAGACCTGACTTTTTGGCCTCTCTCGCTAGTGCTTTAAACGAATCGCTCGCTGTCGGCCCTAGTTTAGCCAATTCTGGCATCATCGTGTTAAAGTCTTGCATCATTTGATCGACAGGAACGCCAATATCCATAGCCATAGCTGCTATTTCACGACCGGTAGCTGCTGCTTGGCTAGCGCTCTGACCCATAATTTTATTTGCAAATTGAAATGCTTGGCCCATTTCCTCTGCGCTTACTCCATATTTGCCTAATATTGAGGCAGTTTCAGCTAATTGAATTTGCAAGCTTTTTTCAAGTCCTGAAAATTCAGTCATCGTTCCATAAAGGCCCACTACAGATTTTTCAAATTCTTCGGTGCTGACATAATATTGTGCAATCGCATCTGAGCCATCAACCATACCTTGCGCGAACTCCTTTGAGGCACCTGTAGCACGTTGAATATTGGATTCCATAGAATCCAATTGCATGGCCATATCGAAGAGCCCACCGACAACTGAATCAATAAGCCCTAAAGTTAATTCTTTAAAAAAGTCTTTTGCGCCTTCTTTTGCGCTAAAAAAGCCTTGGCCAATCTCAAAAAGAGTGCCGGTAAAGTTGAGCTTTTGAAACGGAGCGATAGCACCAACTAGTGTGCTACCAAAAGCTTTGGCATGGGCATTATTTTCTTGTATTCTGCTAGCTGTTTTTTCAAACGCTGCGATCGTGCTTTCTGCAGCTTCTAGATTTTTTATTGCTATCTCAAGATTTTTCGCTAATTGAGGCTCAAACTTTTCCGCTAATTGTATCGCCTGTTGCGCTGCTCTTACTTCTAGTTCTTTCTGCTCAACAATCGCCTGAGCTTTGAGAACTTGGGCTTGAGTAGAATTTCCCAAGGCCTCCATTTTTTTAATATATGCCTCAAGATCCTCAGCTTGTTTTTTATAGTCCTGAGAAGGATCTACTTTGGCTGGGCCACCTTCGGATCCGAGCGCCTTTCTAAGAGCTTTCTTTTCGCTCTCGTTAGCATTTTTTATAGCTTTGACAATATCGGCAAAATCAGCCATCAACAATCCTCACGTATATTAAGTAAATAGTTTTATAAAAAAAACGCAAAGCAAACGTTTTTATCAACCCATCATCTTAGGAGGCGGGGGTTGATTAAACGGAGTTAATGTTTGTGAATTAGAGCCATGGCTTTTGCTTGCCTGGCGAGCGGCCTCTTTTTCATCTTTTAATTGTTTAATTAGTCTTTTTACAAACCATTCTCTTAAAGGCACAGGCAAGTTGTATGCTTCTGCAAAAGACCAACCGCCATGATACTTTAAAAAGAAAAATTGTTCGTATATAGACTCTGAATATTCATCGGTCAGGCCAAAAAAAGTCCGCAGTCAGCGGCACCTCCATCTCCTGGTCGAAATCACAGTTCTCGCAAACAAACATATCTCTAAGTTCGACGTTAGGAGATGCGGACTTATAAGCTAGACGTAAATGTCTTGAATCCATCGATGGAATGTGTTGGATTAAGTAATTGAGCGCTTCGGCTGAGCTATTATCATTAACAGATCTAATAATATTTTTTAAATGCCTTGTTATCGCTCTCTCATGTTTATTGTTTTGTCTATCCATTTTCATACCAGACATTAAATTTTTCTCATGCTTTCCAGTAAGCAAACCAAACTTAACATTTAATTTAGTTTTTGGCAGCTGAGTTGTAAAAGTGCCGTCGCCATTATCAATAACATCAAGAGCAGACAAGTTTGTTTCATTTTGTGTTTTAATCTCAAAAAGATTAAATGTCTTGTTTTGAACATGCGTGCATGATGGGCATGTAATTTGAGTTGTGTACTGCTCTCCATAGCCAGATATTCGAATGGCTATAACTAAAGCATTTCTGTCACCAACAAGCAGGCTATCGGCTTTAACTTTTTTATTGACTATGAGGCTCTCCAGCAATCTATCAATTGCGACACCTTTTTTAAGAAGAGTCTTAGAAGTTAGCAAATCTTCTTCTTTTGCAGTCATTTGTCGCAGCTCTAAGCTATCGACATTATGTAGTGGGTGATGTTCTGGATAAAACTTGCCTTTGGACGGCAAATCCACAAAATCGGTTGGCACGACAAACGAAAATCCACCATCACTAGTAGTGTCTTGAGTTGTGGGGATTATTGGTGTGTCGTGAGAAGGACCGGTGTTTCCGGTGCGATCTTTATTTCTTGACAATATACACCTCTCTATTTAATTATCAAATTTGTTTTATACGTTACCAACGGTACCGAAGAACTTATCAGTAGCACCAACAGCTGTTCCGTTCTTAGCCTTAGAGCCGCCGGTGTCGGCAACCGTGCACGTGGCCCAATCATATTTAAGAGTCATACTTAGTTCGGTAATATCATCTGATCCGTATTCTAAGTCGCCAAATTTTAAATCAATTATGAAGGCGTTTTTTAAAGTCCAAGTCTCGATGCCGTCGCCATCAGAATTAAGCTGTGTTACTGTTACAGCGCCTAATGCGTTTGATGCTTTGGCCTTAGACATAGTGGTCAAATCGCCGGCTGCATTAGGAAGAACATAGCCCGATCTTTCAACTATATCAGATAACGTTGCAACCATATCAGGATCAACCGGATCGACAAGGGTAATTTCAACATCATTCCAGGTAACAGAACCAGGATAGTAAAAAGTATGGTTTAAATACTTGTGCTCAGTTGTGGCAATTGTAAAGCTTGGCTTGTTGGCTGTTTTAGCAAACCAAGCTTGACCGCCGTCTACGTCAACGCCATCGAGCGTAACAATAAATCTAAATTTTCTTTTTGGATCATTAATTTCCGCGTTTGCGCTGTGATCAGTTGTCCAGAATGGCATTTTCTAAAATCTCCTATATGCGTGATACATTTTAATTAGTGTCTCAAAATGTTTATTCGTTGTTTTAGTCATCAAATGATGCTCCTGTTGACATGATTACGAAGTCAATTGCGATGTATTCGATAGCTCTCGCTGGTTTGACCATAATCTTAGCATAAAGCACGTTTTGATCAATCAAGTCAGGGGTTGTAGTGCTGTCGTCAAGAACAAGCCTGTAATCAGTAATACCAAATCTGGTCTGAACATTAGCCAAGAAAGGATCAATTAGTGCGATAAATCTGTTCCAAGTCGACTGCACGTTTTGCTCAAAGAGAATTTGTGTTGAAAGAATCGAAATCTGCTTTTTAAGGAAGATGACAAGTCGTCGTACATTAATTCTATCAAGTGCACTCTGGTCGTTCTGAAGAGTTTTTTGTCCGAATAGAACGATTCCTGTTGATGGGAATGAGGCAATAGGATTGATGTTGTTTTCATACAACGTATCTCTTTGCTTGGACGTTAATCTTTCAGTAACTCCAGTAATTGGAATTCCGGCAGCCCCATCTGTAAGGCCTCCGCGATTAAATCCTGCGGGCGCAAACCATACATCTGTAGCTGCTTGCGAACTGGCGAGAACGCCTAATACAGCAACTGTGGGAGGCACCCAAAGCATCTGGCCTGTGAGCCCATCCCGTGTCTGCACCCATGGATAGAAAGTTGCGCCATAGCTAGAATCGATATCTCTATCTCTTAATGCGCTTGCGGCAGAATCTGGTGTTGTAGCTACACGGGAAGCCTTTGTGCTTCTAGAGGTGTAAGATCCTTCGCAGAATGGAAGATATACATCTGCAAGGTCAATTAACGCTAAAGTATCCGCTCTTTCCTCGCACACTCTTACCATGTGAGTTGTTAAGTTATCCAAGGTTAAGCCGGGGACAGTTAATAAGTCCATATCAACATACTCTGGATCTGCTAGTGTGTCGATAGCTCTCTTAAGAGTGTAATATGCATAATCATTATCGTCTGTAGAGTTACTTGACATTCCGGCGTTATAGAAGGGGTCAGGGTAGTGAATATCTAGCCCGTCAAAACCTCCCCAGAAAGGAGCTGTAAAGGCGTTATATCCCGCATCTAGAAGGTTTTCATAGCTGCTTGTGGTGTATGAAGCCTCGCGAGCGCGAGATCCAGACAGATAATAAAACTGCTGAGTGTTCTTGGACACAACATCGTCAAGAGAGAAGACATAAGACCATGCCTCAATTCCTGTGGTACCATAATACCCAGCGGCAACAGGATCATCCGGGAAGGATGCATAAAGAAGCCTGTGGAAATCGGGCACGCTATGATCGTAAAGTGTGCTTCCGCTTTCGCGCGTTGTTTGCATTCCAAAATAGGCGTCTGTAGGATTAGATAGGCCGCCATCAGAAGCTGATAATCTTAATCTTACGTGCCCTGATGTAAATGAGCCTGTATATGAGTTAATTGCCCCATCGGACAATTGGGTGTTGGCGCCGCCTTTTGAAAGTGCAGCTGCAAAAGCGCCTGAAATAACATTTACGGCACTAGTTGAGTCACTATTGTGTCCATAATCGGGACTGGAAGCAGTTATATATGAATTATTTTTAAGACCCTTCCAGTAAGGATCTGTGTGGTTAGCGTCACCTGCTGTCGCTTGTCCACCGGATCCACTAATTTGAAAAATATCTCTATATTTAGGAGGTCCAAAGTATCCAAATGGAAGTAATGTTGCATCTGTAACACCAGCATCCACATCTGGATTCATCTCAACATAAACATATTCGGATCTGTTTTCATACGTGCCATATTCTTTTAATCTTCTTTCTGTATCATCCCAGGAAAGGTATTTATCGCCAATTTTTCTAGCGATAAAGTTTGGGGAACTTGGATCAAGATTACAGTTGTCAAATCTTTCTAATGTTACGACTCTGCTATCTGTGTCTGAAATATGTCTTAGAAGCAAAGAGAAAGACCCATATTGGCGGGATTTTGAGGTAGAGGCTTTAATGTTCGTTATTGAGACCTTGACATTTTTGTGCAGCCATTCACCGTGCCCGCGGCCTTTTAAGCGGAACAACTTCTGCTGATTGAAAGGCACAAAAGATGCTGCGGCGCCAAGGTCTTGGCCAATAAACCACCCCGCGACTGCTTCGCGAGAGGCCTGGCCCTTCATATTGTGGGCGCCCTTTCCTGTAGCGTTTTGCAAAGGCAGAATAACTGCTTGAGCCTCAACACCTGCAAGACCTTGGTCTCTAATTTTCTGATCAAATGTTTCACCGAGCCAATAGTTTTTCTCAGTCGCACCTGGATAAAAGTCCATGTTAGAGCCATTTGATGCTGTAACAAGAGTTGGATTTGTGTTGATTTTTTTGCGAATATAATTATCTGATGTATCATCAAAGTTGATTGAAATCTTATCTTCCGCGTAACTTGAGCCGCTAAACACTAAAGTAAAGTTTCCTGAACTATCTGAACCAATAATTACACCTGTTGATGATGTTACTGTATCAGCTGCAGCATAGTCAGTTGAATCAGGGCCACCATTACTAGCAATTCTCATTGTTCCGTTTAATGCGACGGCACCCTGTTCAAGGTAAAAAACGGCTGCTAAGCTTCCAGTTCCACAATCTACGGTAGATCCTGAACTGAAAATCCACATACCATAAGCACCGCCGTTTGTGGAGAATCTTCCGCCATCCTCGTCATCAGCCCAGTTTGAAACATCATAATATGTTTTCCAGCCAGCGGCGCCGCCATCTGAATCATTATTAGTGCTTTGCTGTCCTAAAAGTCTAACATATGTAAGAGGCGCCACATTAGCTCTTAAGTAAGCTTGGGCGGCATATGTTCCATACATAGCAGTTGTAAAGTTACCATCTCGGTATACATCGTTAGCACCGCCGGCAAGACCACCGCCACCTTGGGTGTCTCCAAACGCTCTTACATAATCTGAATATGATTCCACTTTAACGGGAGTCATCCCTAGCCCACGCTCAGATCGGCCGATAACAGCGGCGCCGATGGCCTGTGCAGACTTTGGGATAAATGAATTATCAATCTCGTTGATAAACACTCCAGGAGATACGAACTTGAAACTTTTTACTGACATTTTGCTTTCCTCTTATAATTTCTTGCAAATGATAGCGCAATCATTAATTAAATAGTATTTTTAATCCCAAAAGTCTCCAAAACAAACTTCAGGAAGTGATAAATTATTTTAACTCTTAATATCGCCAAAAATATTCGGAACGCCGATTGGGGCAACGCGTTCTTGTGGAAAACTAATCTCGACTGTATTTTCGTCTACTCTAACAATAGGGCGATCGTCATTTTTGCCTTCTCCGATTAAATATCCTAATACTTTGATCGTTATTTCTGATGAAAACATTCTTGAGTCCTGACCCAAATCTGCAACATTATTAGAGTGTGTAAAGCCTTGGTCAATAAAACCTTCATAAAGGTGACCGTTTCTACGCATAACAAATGCGTTAATTTGGCCTGTTCTCGCTATAAAAGGAGCAATAAGCTCATTCATTTGTTGTTGATATTCAGACTTTATTACAATTTTATAATCAACATTAACGTACACCGGGATAGGTACGGATAAAGTTTGGATAACTACTTTTTGATTTGTTCTGGGATAGTATCTTTGCTTTGTGCCTCCAGTTTTTTGCGCATTTCTAGTATTAGTGGCAACGGCAAAATTACGAGTTTTGTCTGGGACTATTCGCTTAGCTATAACATAGCGGCCAGCGCGGCCATCTTTATCAGAAGAATATGTATGCGCCTGAAAAGATCCTTTACGAGTGGGGTCTTTTGTAATTCCAGTTCTCTCGACACCAATAACAGGTAGTTTTAAGGCGCCACTTTTGTCTCTCAAATTTTTATCGTTTTTGATTTGATAGGCTCTTTCTGGTGTTTGCCATAAAACTGGTACCTCATTAAATCCATCGTTTGTTGTAGATCTCATTTTTAAATCTTCTTTAATAAAAGATACAATTGCGTAATCTATGTCTTCAATAGTAGAGGACAGCATTCCAATTTCTTTTAATGAGTAGTCTGCGCTGCCCGTTGGCAACATCGCAAAATCAAAATTATTAGGTAGCATCAAAAAGCCCCTTTCTTGCGCGCTTACATTCAGCTGCAATTTCAAATTCGTTACCGGTTTGGCCAAATAGCAGTTTGGGCTCAGATAACTGAACTATTTCATAGTAATGATCTCCGTACAAAACAAAATCTCCTTCTCTTACAAACAAATCCTGGTCTTCAGTTAATCTTCGCTTGTGAAAATGCACAGTAATTTCCCACATTCTATCTATCCCTGCTCCCGCCAAATATTCGGTTTGTTCCGTTTTCCATTCGACAAGTGCATATACTCTAACTGGTGGCAGGTACGTTTTTTCAATCGCCTCTCCATATAATTCGTGAAAGTTTGTTGTTTCCATGTCGATCGAATAATAAAGGATCTGTTGTCCGATAACCTTTTCGATAAGTTCATCATTTACCTGTTTTACTAAATCGCGCTCTTTCTTGCCAAGAAATAATGGTGGTGGCGGATTTTCAGGTCGATCCCATTCATTTGCCATGTGTTATCATCCTACAAATATTGGTAATGGAGAGTTTTTAAACGTTGCGGTGGTTGCGTCAGTCAATTCTGTATCTCTCTTAGCAAGCTCAGGGTATTCCATAGTGGCCAGTAGCTCTGTTAAACTTGTTTTGAGTTGTTCTTGTTCTTCTTTAGCCTGACCAAGCAGATCGGCGTGATTTAATGTGACACTCTCGCCTGGGATTGGTATTGTGGTGAACTTTCCACGAACTTGTCCCAACATCTCTTTGCACAAGGCTAGCGCATATTTACGTATCCATTGTTTGCCCATAGAATTAATGTTTTCATAAGGAAGGTTTTCAAAAGGCAGCGTATTCATATTATTAATTCCCAAGGTGCCGTCATGGTATCCATCGGGCTCTTTCCAAGGTCCTTCTTCAATATAAAACCTAAACCAAATTCTATCTAACTGCATCGACCAGTAGCTTGGGGTCGGGTAAAGTCGCAACTTGTTATTTATTAATTCGTATGAATAGTGCGATGTTCTTGTGTAAATTGAGTCTTCGTACATAATAGCTTGCATTTTGTTTTGCCATGTAGGAATAATTTCAAATGTTGAATCATCAGCAAACTGGCCATACGTGGAATAATTACCTACTACGCCAACACCGCCATAATAGCCGTAAAAACGCCACATAGCGCGAGGAGAAACAAAATAAACTTTTGAAATAATTATTCTTTGATTGCTGTCAACTTTTCCGGCATAATCTACGGTCTGACCACTATCATCCTCGCCAGAAGATGACGCATCTTCAATAATTTTTTGAAGATCGTAATCTTGTTGATCGACAGACGGCGCAAATGAGCCAGAATATTCTCTTATCGTGCCGCCCAAACCGCCAATTTGCGACATACCATCGCCAACTTTTTTGGCGGACGCAAACTGGAATCTAGGGTACGCTAGTTGCACATTTGTTCCATTAGTAACACCATCGGTAGAGTTGATTTCTCCGTTATGATTAAATGTTCCGGTTGTGTGACCAAGCATACTTGAAAGAGAATTTTTACTTTGATGAAGATTAATAATATACGAATATTCCAAAACAGCCTCTTCATAAGCTGCATAAACGTTATCAACTGTAAGCTCTATATCGACCACATCCCCGCCAAGCTTTTTATACACATAATCCACTTGATTTGCGGCGCCCGTAATAAAATCGAGCGAACCAGTATAAATACCAAATGGGCATGCAGATTTAACAGTTTGGCCGGCGGCTGGCGTTGAAGCGCCAGAGGCAGGTAATATAACCGCACTAGTTTGTGACTGCGGATTCATATTGATAGGCATATAAAGTCCTCCATGTGTAATTAGTTCTCATAAAACAAAACCCCCACGCAAGATGGAGGCTCGTTTACAAAGAAAAA